AGGGGTTAATCTCGTTGGCGTTGTTGGAGACGGAATTGTACTGGCTCGCGGACTGGTTCTGCGAGTTCTGCGCCGCTGCGGTTGCATACGGGTCCGGGGGGCTCGGCTGGCTGACCATCAGTGAACCCTTTCATAGACAGCATCCGGCAGCGTCGGCGTCGCCAGCACGGTCGGGCCCTTGTAGCCCGGGAGATATTTGCAGTCGTCACGCAGCATTCCGTAGCTCATCACGTCGCGAGCCCCTTCGAGGCCCAGCCTGCGAAAGCCCTCGTACACGAAGCCCATCCGCTGCACCTGTTTCAGGGCCCGGCGATTGTCCGGCTCGACTTCGGCGGTGAGCCTTCGCGCTTGGGAAAAAGCCGCCGTGAAGATCGCGCGCAGGGCCCGTTCGGTCATGCAGCGTTGATCCAGCACCAGCACGCTGATGTAGCCCTCGAACCAGTATTTGAACTCGATGGCGAAAATGCCGGTGATGTGCCCGTGGTCGTTCACCGCCCACGCCGAGAACCAGCGCGGAGCCCTGAAGCTGCTCATGCTGTAGTCGAGCCGCAGGTGCCGCGTGAGCATCTGCTGGCCCTCTGCCGGAAGATCGCCGAAGTGGATTTTCACATCAGCCCTCCCAGTTCATAGAGGACATCGAGGCCCGTCAGCGAGAACGTCGCGCCCGAGATGCTCAGCCGCACGCGCACCGCGCCGATGCGCCCGATGCCGGTGACGCCCTGCCAGTTCTGCTTCGGATGCGCGCCAAGGGCCCAACTCGCTACATCCCACTCCGAGAGGTCCCATTCGGCACCCCCAGAAGGCCCGTCGGTGATTTCCGGCTGGTTGGTCGGCTGGACGTTGTTGTAGTCCACCTCCATGTCGATGAAGGGGCGCGGCAGCCCGTCGGTGATCGCGTAGAGCCGCGCCATCTTGAAGTTCTTCTTGCTGGCGCTCTTGAAGCTCGACCACGTGAAGCGCACGTCGGCGTTGATCGCCTTGCCGTCGTCGTTCAGGTACTGCTCGCCGCCGCGATAAATCTTGCCATCCACCGAACCGAAATAGGCGTGGTTGTCGAGCCAGCCCCAGCAGCGGGCCGGGACCTCGTTCCACTTCATCCACACCTGCCCCGGCATCTTGCGGACCATCTGCTGAAACTGCCCGTTGCCGAGCGGCATGTTGCAGATCGCGAGGTTCGTGTGGTGGTTCAGCATCACCTGCCAGCCGAACTCGTCGCGGCGCGGGCGCGTGATGTCCTCGAAGTCCTTCATCACGTTGAGGTCGGATTTGCCGAGTTGCTCCGCCTCGGCGCGGATCAGCGTCGTCATCGGCACGAGGCCCGAGGACACCATCACGTAAAGATCGCCACCGAAATTAATCACGCTGTTCTTCGACATCGGCGCGTCGAAGCGGAAGATGCCGACGAGCTTGAAGTCGCTTTCGGGGTCAATCCCTGAGTAAATTGCGACCTCGCCGTGGCTGGTGAAAATGGCCAGCGCGTCGTCGAGCCCCACGCCGCCGTCGATGCTCCACGTGTAGAGGGCCCGGATGGTGCCGCCACGCTTGAAGATCGCGTCGAGAGGAAACAATTCCACCTGTCCCGTTTTCGTCTGAAGCGGCAGGTAGTAGATCGCAAGGTTCTCGTTGTCGGCGAACCAGAGCCGGTTCATGTGCGACATCACCTTGTCGAACTTCAGCGGGTCGATCCACGTCTCGCCGGTCGGCACCGTGATGGTTTCCCTGACGAACGTGGTCCCGTCCCACGAGACAACGCCGTCATGGCCGTTGACCATGATCGTGTAGTCGGCAACGCCGAGGTTGCTGAAGGACACCCACGACCAATCGTCGCCGCCATAACCGGTGGAGAGTTCAGCGCCCGTGGTGTCGTAGAGCTTGGTGCCTGCGGCAACGCACATCTCGTCATTGCCGCCGCTGTAGTGCGGGATCAGCGCCGAGATGGGAGGATTACCTGCGATTTCGCCGATCTTGATGTAGCCGGGCCTCACCGTGATGCGATCATCCTCGACCACCCAGTTCGTCAGGATGGAGGCGAGCGCAGGGTTGTCGGAGCCCAGTTCGGCAAGACGAGAAAGCCCCTTCAGGGGGGCTGTAAAGTGCATGACCTTCCCCGCCGGGCCCTTCTTCGCCCTGACGGGCGTGCCCTTGCGGTTTCGCATCGGCAGGTAGCCTGCGGGGGCCATCCTCATTGGACGCGCCCTGTGTCGCTGTTGAGGTCGAGCACGGGCGCGTTGTGGCCCGCGATCTTGTTGAGGCGCGTGATGAAGTCGCGCTGCTCCTCGCCGTACTCCAATCCCTTCGCTTTCAGGAAGCGGTACTTCAGCCCGTCCACCGCAAGGCGGGCATCAAAGAGGACCACATCGTCATCGGCAGTGGGGCGGGCCTTGCGGACCTGCATCCCGCTGTCGATGAGCCAGTTGCCGTCGCCAAGCTGGCTGTTGTACGGCGGGTCGAGCAGCAGTTCGTCGGCGACATTCTGGAGAAGCGCCGTCATCTGCGCGATGTCCTGATCGGCAGTCCCGACGACATTGGCCACCGGACGCTGGACAATGCCGATTTCCAGCGAGGCGTCGGACACAACGTCGAGGAGAGTTGCCAGTCGGGCCATCAGGCAGCAGCCTTGAGCTTGAGGGTGTCGATCAGTGTCTTCTGCGCGGCGATGGTCTTCAGGGCGTCGTCGTAGCCCTCTTTCAGGGCGTCAATCTGGCCCTGAAGGTTGCCGACGATTTCCTCGTACTGCCCCGCCTTCGCCTGAAGCTCGATCATCTTCGCGGCGCGATCCGCCATCTCGATGATGTCGGGCGGCATGACTTTCTCGGCTTCGCTGCGCCGCCTTTTCGCGACAAGCTGCGCAAGCTGCTCGACGGTGTGGATGTCGCGCACGGCGAGCATCTGGAAAATATGCGGCGGGCACGCGGGCCACAGCGCGAGCGGGTAGCCGACGATGGTTTTCCGGCCCTCGCAGGTCTTCTGGTAAAGCTCATAGGGCCCGGGATGGTCGGCGATGTCTGCGTCCTCGGCCTCGCGCTCGATGGACAGGTAGGGAGGCCGGTCCATGCGGACGCGGATGGTTTCGCGGAACAGCGGCAGGCCGTCAGGGCCCGCGCCATCACGCTCCCAGCCAGAATAAAATCTCACAAGGGTCGGGGTATCGTTCATTGGTGCTCCGGGTGGGGAGCGGGGAAAACGGCGGACGCGCTCCCCGAACTCGTCCGCCGTTAGCCGGTCAGGTGCCCGAAGCGGTCAGCCTGCCCTGCATCGAACGGTTGGACAGCGTGAGCGCACCCATGAATGCGAGGTGCTTGGTCACGGCGTCCATGTCGGGGCTCTGGTCGGGCAGGTCGAGGGCCTCGAAGTTGCGGCCAGAGTAGATTTCAAACTTGAGATATTTCGTGTTCAGGAAGTAGGCCCCGGTGATGCCGGTGGCCGCGCCGTCGAACACGATGGGTGCGCTCTTGTATTTGAGCGTCTCGAAGCCGAGGGCTCCCAGTTTCGCGTCGGCGTAACGCTGGTTCTCCTGCAACCCGCTCTCGTAGGTGCCATAGATTTCGGCGTCGGCCACGATCAGGTCGGGCTTCTCGGCACCGCGAATGAGCTTCATCCAGAGCGCGTTCATTGCCGCTTTCAGGGCCGGATACTGGAGGCCCGTGGCGCGAGCCACCACCTGAAACTGGTTCTTCCAGAACGTCCACGTCGCCGCGTCGATGCCGCCGACAAGGCCCAGACCGTCAGGCGTCACCATCGCCTTCAGGCCCGCGAAGGACTTCGCCACCGTGCCGTCGCCGTAGACCGCCTTGGTGATGTTGTTCTTCATGGTGGCTTCGGCGTTGTCGATCTTGCCTTCGAGCAAGTTCAAAATACGCTCGCGGCTGCGGTTCTTGGCGAGGTCGGGACCCGACAGGGTAACGGAAGCGACCGCATTGGCCGGGGCGTAGTTCGCCTCGGAAATGGTTTCCTTGGTGGCGCGCGAGAGCAACTCGGTCCCGACGTACCACGCAAAGGTTTCCTCGGCGTAAGTGAGCGGGCAGGAGATGGACCTGCCGCCTTCGACGACGCGGACGCGGTTGCCTTCGCGAAGAAGCGCGGTCACTGCGTTGGAGTTGGAAACGTTGTCGGCGAATTGCTTGTGGTAGTTGTTGAGGGTGGTGGCGACAAGCTGGTTGACGGTCGGTTCGGCCATGACGGCTCCTATGAGGGGCTAAAACCCGATGTCGTCGGCAGAACGTTCGAGTGCATCCCGAATACCCCCTTTTGAAGGCCCGTCCGCGCCGTTGGGGCGAGTGACCGAGGACGTGAGCCCCCGGGTGTTGCCCCGCTGTGCGCTTCGGGCCCTCGCCACGTCCTGCTGCGACTGGGTGCGGTGCTGCTCCGCCGCCAGAAGCTGCTTTCGGATTTCAGGGTGAGCCCAGCAGGCAGTCTCATAAGCCTCGGCCAGTTCCCGCTTGGGATTGGCCTTGAACAGGTCGATGATAAGCGGCAGCACGGCGTCGAAATGCGGGTGCAGTGGCCTGCCGTCCCGGCTTTTCTCGTCCGCAAAACCGTCGATCCCCGACCTTGCACTTTTGAGCCCCATTTCCTCGCGGGCCGACTGCTCGGCCTGCTTGATCTGCTGCAACTCGCCCTTGAGGGTCGAGATTTCATTCTGCGTCTTGCCGAAGTTATCGGCGAAAAACTTGATTGCCGGGTCCTTCAGGTCTGCTTCAGTCACACCCGGAGGCAACGGCGGCTGCTGGTTCTGCAAGGCTGCAAAGATGCGCGCTGGGTCCAGCCCCATGCGTTGCGTCAGGTCCACCAGCAGGGTGAATTTGTCCTGCTGGTTCTGGGAAGTCCCCATTTTGTGCCACTGGGCCCATGTCTGGACCGCCTGCACGGGATGGATGCCTTCCTGTCGCAACGTCGCCGCGATCTGCGGGTCGTTG